ATTCAGATGCTCATGATTTATTCAAGTACTCGGATAAAAATAGTACTGATGAATATGTATTTAGTCATAAAATGCGTGATCGACGCGATTTGGATCAACAAGGAGTTGAAATCCCCTCTATGAAGGATGATACTGAAATCCGGAGGAGAATTTATCGATCCAAACACCGTGTGGTTCGTGCGAATGCAAAAGATGTGCTATCTTTTGTCTCGCAAGCACGGAATAAGTTTGAAAAAGCTCTTATTGGTTGTAAGAAGCAAAGCTGGAATGCAAATACTGCTGCCGCAGGTGTGTTTAAAATTTTTAATGATGAAAATCGTTATTTATGCACTGGCACTTTAGTAGGAAATAAAATGTATGTTGTTATGCATGTTTTATCAGAAGATACTACTAAAAGATATACAGCTAGAAACCATGTTCATTCATTAGAACTTAGAGCAGATAAAATGCAAGTTATGAATGATGAAATTGTGGCTTTTGATGTTAATGGTATTAAATCACCTTTCACATGTAAAAATTTGAAAGTGTTAGAAGATGCTGACATCGTTACTGTTTTTGGTTTCGGATCAGGAGGAAGTACCATGCCTGATTCAATTGTTGGTTTTGCGAGTCCCTTAGGTTGGTGTAATGCCCAGACTCGTTGTGGAGATTGTACTTCACCCGTCTTGAATAAAGATGGTCATATTGTTGGTTTTTGGACTAATGGCAATGGAGTTGATTTTGGAAGATTTGAAAGAGTCACACCAGAATTCATTGAGTTAGCGAAGAAGAAGTTGGGACCTGTACATATAGGTCTGGATTTTCTGTCTTCCCCCCGCTCCCTATAGAAATTATTGAGCGGCCGTTCTATGAACGGTATCCTTCTCAATATTTAGTGAAGGATGGGGGGCCAGTGTTTTCTGAAGATATGTATATACCAGAATTACACGAACAATATTTGAAAGAAGAATACTTTCCATTGGTTATGTCGATAAAGCGTAACCCAAGATATAAAAATAAACGGTCAATTGATCCTCAAATGAAGTGTTTTCTAGATGAAAATAAAATTGAGGAATCACCGGATTGGGGATTACCTATTCCAAATCCGACTGCCGATTATAAATCACTGTCGAAGTATGAGAAAGACCTACTTTATATGTCGCCCGATATGGTTAGTGACATGAATAAAGCTTGGGAATGGACAGAACGACATTTTGGTCCTTACATGTGCGATAGTCGCGTAAGGAGTGCCGAAGAAGTGATTGATAGTCTTGACAAAACTACTAGCTCAGGCGCACCATTTAATCAGATTTATGCAACTAAACGAGAGTTGTTGGAAACTGACACATCATTTGTTGATTGGATAAATGATGAATGGGAGCGATTAGCGACAGATCCTTTATGGACAAGTCCTAGTACGAGTTCCTTGAAAGAAGAAATTCGTCCTACTGTCAAAATAAAAGCGAATAAGATTCGAACTTTTATGGCGATGGCTACAGATATTACGATACACGGAAATCGTTTATTTGCAGATATGAATGAAAAGATGAACGCAAGTTATTTGTGTTCCTCCTCCGCTGTGGGTATGAGTCCCTACGAAGGAAATTGGAACCGCTTGTTCCATAAATTAAGTGCCTTTACAAAAGGCTATGCTCTTGATGAATCAGAATATGATTCTTCATTGCGTGCATATATGATGTGGGGTTGTGCTCAACTGCGATGGAAAATGTTGCGGGAAGAGGATCAAACTCCAGAAAATCTCGTTAGATTGAAAACAATTTATCGAAACTTAATTAATACACTCGTGATCACAC